TCCGAAATCATTCGCGCCTTCCGCGATCTAAACATGCACGTATTGATGACTGCTAAGCTAGAAAAGCAGCAGGACGAAATGGGTCGCATGCTGTACTTTCCGTCACTTCCAGGAAATAAGACCGCCCAAAAACTGCCGTACTTCTTTGATGAAGTGTTAGCACTTCGGGTAGAAAAAGACGAAGACGGTAAGACTCAACGCGCGCTGATGTGTGACTCTGACGGCCTATGGCTAGCTAAAGATCGCAGCGGCAAGTTGGACGGTTGGGAATCGCCAGACTTAGGCGAGATTATCGCCAAGGTCGGAGGTGCAAAGTGAGCGTCTATAAGAAGTGGCTCGCTGCCAAAGCCAAAGAGAAAGCTGCCGTTGAAGTTCGTCGCAAGCAAGAAGACGATCTGATGGAGCAGTTTGGCTCTAACTTAGAAGGCACTAGAAATGTCAGCGATGCAGGCTACAAGATCAAGATTGTAGAGCGAGTCGCTAACAAGGTTGACGGAGATAAGCTGCAGGAGTTGGCCGATGAGGCCGGCTTGAGCGAGCATCTGGGTCAGCTTTTTCGATGGGTTCCCTCTATCAACATGGCAGCGTGGCAAGCTGCCGATTCAAGCATTACAGAAGCACTACTTGGAGCGGTCACTACTAAAGCTGGCCGTCCGTCTTTCACAATTGAAAAAGAGGAAGTTTAGCATGGCAAATCTAGGACAGTCTTTTAACACAAATGAAATTCCTGAGTCGGATAACAACTTTGATCCAATCCCTGCCGGTTGGTATGAGGTGTCAGTAAATTCTGCCGAGCTGAAGGAAACGAAGGCCGGCACGGGCGAGTACATAGCTATGCGCTATGACGTGCTTGGACCTGCACATCAGGGTCGTGTGATTTTCGGCAACCTGAATATCCGCAACCCTAACCCGAAGGCTCAAGACATCGGCATTCAGCAGCTCGGTGAGTTGATGCGCGCTATCGGCCTAGCATCCGTAGAAGATACCGACCAACTGGTAGGCGGTCATCTTGAGGTTAAGGTGAAGATCCGTGAGGCTAGCGGCGGCTACGAGGCATCGAATGATGTCTCAGGCTTTAAGGCTATCAAAGGAGGCGCCACCCCGATGCCTGCTAAGAAGCCTGCCAAGAAAGCGGCGGCTGCGGCAGAACCAGAAGCAGCGGCTGGATCACCTCCATGGGCTAAGAAGTAGGTAAAAAAAGGCGCCCCGTCAAAAGGGCGCCAAATCCTTCTCTAGGAGTAACAGTAGTATGTCAGACATTCCCAAACCTATACAGCATATATCCAGCATGATTGACTCGGCTCACGAGGGTCGGCAAGAGCGACCGCGACCTCATCTGGGCTGCTCAACGCTTGGTCATCATTGCGATCGCTGGCTCTGGCTATCGTTTCGATGGGCTGTTGTCGAGAGCTTTCCAGGAAGAATCTTGAGATTGTTCCGGCGAGGTCAGTTAGAAGAAGACTTAATCATCTCAGACTTGAGAAGCATCGGCATAGATATAGAAGGAAGCCAAGATCGAGTGGATTTTGGCTCACACGTATCAGGCAGCGTTGACGGCATCATTCATCATGGCGTTCCTACTGCTGAAAAAACGAAGCACGTAGCCGAATTCAAGACGCACAGCAAAAAAAGTTTTGACGATTTAAAGAAAGGAGTCAAAGCCTCTAAGCCTATGCATTATGTCCAGATGCAGGTGTACATGCTCGGCCTAAAGCTAAAGAGAGCTTTGTACGTTGCGGTCTGCAAAGATGATGACAGGCTGCACACCGAGCGCATTTATTTCGATGAAGATGTAGCCAACAAAGCTGTGGCACGAGGCAAGCGCATTGCTCTGGCAGACAGAATGCCTGAGCCTTGCACTGGGGCTAGCAAGGCTTGGTTCTTGTGCAAGTTCTGTCCAGCTTACTCTTTTTGTCATGAAAGCGAGCCTACCAAGCAGGGCAACTGCCGAACTTGCGCTCACGCCACGGCCACGCCTGGTTCCACGTGGAAATGCGAGCGGTTTGCGTCAGAAGATATCCCCATCGATTTTCAGCACGAGGGCTGCGACAGTCACACCATCCACCCAGATCTGGTCCCATATCATCGAAAAGAGGCTGACAGCCAGTGGGAGGCGATCTATGTCATCAACGGCAAAGATGTTTTAAATGGCGAGGCTGGATACAGTGGAAAAGAGATCATCGCCAACCCTAGCATGTGTGCTAGCGGCGAGATGGAAGAATTGAGATCCAGGTTCAACGGGAGAATAACAGGGTGAAGCTGAGAGATTACCAACAGCGATCGATAAAGTTGTTGTATGAGTGGCTTGAAGCCAACGAAGGAAATCCCTGCCTGGTTCTTCCCACAGGCAGCGGCAAGAGCCACATCGTAGCGGCGCTCTGCCAAGATGCGCTGACCCAGTGGCCTGACACGAGGGTGCTAATGATCACCCACGTTAAAGAGTTAATCCAGCAGAACGCCGAGAAGATGCGCCTGCATTGGCCGGGCGCGCCGTTAGGGATTTACAGCGCAGGACTCAAGCAAAAGAATTTGTCAGAGCCAATTACTTTTGCCGGGATTCAGTCAGTTCGCAATCGAGCTGCAGAGATCGGTCACGTTGACCTGGTCATTGTAGATGAGTGCCATCTTATATCTCACAAAAGTGAGGGCGGCTATCGAGAGCTTATTAAGAAGCTGTTTGATATCAACCCAGCTCTGCGAGTTCTTGGTCTTACTGCTACGCCGTTCCGGCTAGGCCACGGTTACATCGACGAGGCCGGAGCTCTGTTTGACGACAGGATTGAGCCGGTAACTATTGAGGAGCTTATTCACAAGGGCTATCTATCGACGCTGAGAAGCAAGAAGACTGAGACTAAGCTCGATGTCGAAGGCGTACACAAACGCGGCGGCGAGTATATCGAGTCAGAGCTGCAGGCCGCAGTGGATAATCAAGACACCAATTACAAGGTGATTCAAGAGGTTATCGACAGAGGCAAGAATTGCAGACACTGGCTAGTCTTCTGCACAGGAGTGGCTCACGCCGAGCACATAGCGCAGACCTTGATGGATGCTGGAGTAACGGCGGCATGCGTAACGGGCAAGACTCCCCCGGCTCAGCGAGAAGATTTAATCACTCGATTCAAGGCCGGCGAGATCCAGGCGCTGACTAACGCCAATGTTTTGACCACCGGCTTTGATTTTCCAGACATTGACTTGATCGCCATGCTGCGGCCTACCATGTCTCCGTCTCTTTACATGCAGATGGCCGGCAGAGGTCTGAGGCCAAAGGGCCACACTGATCACTGCCTGGTGCTCGACTTTGCTGGCAATGTGGAATCGCATGGTCCAATCACTAGGGTAAGACCGCCGCACAAGTCAGGCAGCGGTGGTGAAGCTCCTGTAAAGGTATGTGATCAATGCCATGAGATTGTCCACATCTCTGTGATGACTTGCCCGGCTTGCGGCTATGAATTCCCAGAGAGCGATAACAAGCCGCTCATGCAGCTGCGTGACGATTGCATCATGGGGACAGACAGTGAGTTAAAGATGAAGGTGGCGAGTTGGGATTGGTGCGAGTACACCAGCCGGGCTGGCAACAACATGCTGAGAGCAACTTACTACGGCCCATCGCTCAGTGATAAGCCGATCAGCGAATACTTCTGCGTGATGCATAGCGGATACGCTGGCCAGAAGGCTATAGGAGAGATTACCAACATTGCTCATGCTAGCGGGTGTCACACTGAGTTAGTTGCTGCAAACGGCTTACATCAAGCCTCGGTGGCCTTTAATTCGGCAACACCACCAGTCGAGATTGATTACGAAAAGAACGGAAGGTATTTCAACATTATAAGGAGAAATTATGCGACATCCGCAGCCTAAAATAGTTAAGGATTATTATGCCGAGGTTAACGCTTTGCTTGATATTAAAGAGCCTAAATGCTGTCACACTTGTGACGATTACATGGAGAATGGATTATGCCACCAGTATCAAATAGAACCGCCAGAAGATTTCGCAAAAGAGCTAAACCAGTGCGAGGAGTGGTTACCGATAATTCCGTTTTAAAAGTACCTACCGAGCATCAGGAGCAGGTTGCCTTTATACAGTGGTTCAGGCGAACTTATCCAGACGTTAGGATATTTGCTATTCCTAATGGCGAGGCTCGGTCTCAGAGTGCAGGAGCAAGGTTAAAGGCCGAAGGCGTTTCTGCAGGTGTTCCCGATCTTTTTATTCCAGCATGGAACACGTGGATAGAGATGAAGCGGTCTAAAGGAGGCAGCGTCAGCGAGAAGCAGAAGGATTGGATAGCTTATCTAGAAAGCGTTGGTCATAAAGTTTTTGTATGCCAAGGCGCTGATAACGCAAAAGAAATTGCGAAAAAGGTATACAGCCTCACCTCATAATGTATAATGATCCTAGTTAAACAAAAACGCACAAAAACAGGAAAAAATAAAATGATGGTACTTCTTCAGAACAACTCAAAGCGCACTCACAGCAATGATATTAATGCTCTTGGATGGGGAGGCGCTATTGCCAAATACCCATCTGTCGCCGCTGCAATGGACACTTCAATGGACGGCTCTAAGGAATTCGATTCTAAGACTTTCGAGTTTTGGTCAAAAGTTGCTGAGATCGACACGACTGATCTCGATGATGCTTTTCACATACACAACTGCTGCATTGAAGAAAAAATCACTCGCTTCGCTAGTCAGCACAGCATGAGCATCGGCGACATCTTGTTCGACGGAACTGATTATCACATGGTCGATCCAGAAGGTTTCGCAAAAATCGCAGTCTAATCTAATTACGCCCCTTCGGGGGCATTCAACTCAAACAGGAAAAAATAAAATGACTAAATTACCACTTACTGAAGAGCAAAAAATTGAAAAGCAACTTGCTAGAGTTGCTAGGCTAAATGCTCATTTTGATAGTCAAAAGGATATGCCAGAAGGGTTTTCTGTTGGATATATTGGTAATTGTAGCCGAGATCTTGATGATCGCTCATGGATGATTTTCCGAGATCATGCAGGTCGTGTAGGAACTA